CAGAAAGAGATAGACAAGTGTGAGGTACGGTGTGCCAACTGTCATAGGATACAAACATATAACAGAAGAACAAAATGATAGACCAAGAATTATTACAGGAACTGGAGGACAACGAGTGCCTCCTAGCTGACGGGTTTGATGACGCATTAATAGGTATAACAGAGGGGTCTAACCCTGTCTCTGTTTATGAAACCGATAAATGTATCGAGGTACTTATGCGTGACCACGAGATGAACCACGAGGAGGCATTAGAGTACTTCTACTTTAATGTAGTGGGTGCGTACGTAGGGGAAAAGACCCCTTTATTCCTACGAACATTATAAGTCTAAGTCTAAGTCTAAGTCTAAGTCTAAGTCTAAGTCTAAGTCTAAGTCTTTAACTTCTGAAGACCTAGATTTTTTACCTTTACCTTCGTATTTTTTCTCTACAAACTTCTTTAAATCAACAGGCATAGCACTTTTCCCTATACCCATTGCTGCATTTATATTTGCTTCTAAATCTTCACCACCTTCAGCGTAACCAGCCATTATTAAAGCAATAATAGGGTCTATTCGACCCTTCATTATTATATCTAATATCTGTTTAGCAGAAGCTAATGCATATCCATATCTCTTAACATCTTTTTCAGCTTTTCTAAACATAGATTCATAAGCATTAACATAAGAAGGTCTATATGAGTCTCTTTTATATTCCTCTTCCCCATCACTTACTCCTTGAACAACCCTTCCTGCAATATCTAAACTATTTAACATATATCCAACACTAGGTAGTCTATATAATAAACCTAGGCCTGTCATTGCTATTTTAACATCATAGACTGCCTTCTCTTCATCTTCGTCTGAGCCAAAGAATATTTTAGATATACTGCCCATTGCAGTAAATAACATATTTGCTATTGCAGCCTTGAGTAAAACATCTCTAACGTCCTGTTGTCTAGCTTGTTTTCCTTGCATAGCCGCCCTAGTTATATTTGTAAGGCCTGTTATAGCACTGTTAATTTGTAAGTATGTTGTACTAGCAAACCCAGTAAGCATAAAAGCAAACACACCTCCTTTAGCTTGAAGTATATTTTTTTCTGTACCTCTCTTTGCTTGTTCAGACTGTTCATAATTTTCAAAGTTTTCTAAAGCCTCAGCTTTAGTTAACCCATTCCTTAAGTCAGCGTTATAAGCTGGTACATGACCCAACACACCAAGTAAATCTCCAGCTGCTGTAAAGAAACCAGATGCCCTTCTTCTTATATCAGCACTTATATTCCTTCTACTTCTTCTGGCCTCACCTTCTCTAAGATAGGTTCTAGACTTTCCTCCAGACTCAAGAGAACCTAACTCTCCTTTAAAGTTTTTTTCTAGTCTTGACTTAAGTGTAGGAGACAGCCTCATCATTTTCCTGATAGGCCCCTCTATAGGTTTACCATTCTTTCCTTTAATTACAAATCCAGCAAGGTCTTTACTTAACTCTAACATGGTTTTTGATAACTCCAATGTGTACATAGTTAAATCAAGAGGAAGACTTACTACACCAGGCAGTTTAGAACGACCACTCTTATTAAGGTTATATCTCTTAAAGCCATTAACCATAGATGAGGCTTGCTTTAATACCTGAATTGCTCTATAGCCTAAAACTAATCCAGTAAAAGTAGACTGAGCTTTCTGGTAAGCACTATCTGTTATTGCAGATTGATTTCCCCCAGGATTTACAGTGTTATTAATTAATGTATTGAACGACTCTTTCATATTAGGTATAGTAGATACCAGCGCATCTACTGAAGGAATCTTAAAGAAATTGTTTATATCTCTAACTGATTCACCAAAAGCTCTAAACCTTGACATGGATGTAAGGTGTTGCTCTAATACTAAAGTAAAACCTCCAGCACTTAACCTTATATCTAACTGCTTATCCTTTCTTTCTTTAAGTGCGGAGTCCATCTGTGCATTTAAAGTTTGAAAGTAATTTGCTGATATAGTGTCATCAGAACTAATAGATTTTGTTACTTTCATTGTAGGAAAATAGTCTTCAATTCTAGGTAAATTAATACCATTCAATTCTTTATATACCTTATTAACCAGCTCATAGTTATCATAGGTAAGCATGTCTATTACATTTTTAGCAAAACCAGTAAGCTTATCTCCAAGAATTTTTTCTATATTTTCAAATTGCTCCTCAGTCATACCCATCTCCTTAAGCTGTGTTCTTTGCTCAGAGTTTTGGCTCAATGCAAATATTCTAAGTAAGTCATCTGAAGTTAAATAATTAATATTATTCTTTAACTTTAATATAAATGCGTTACTTGCTTTAAAACGTTTAAGCAAAGTGGTATTCTGTCTATCTTTTTTAGCTAACTCTGACAATACATCACTATAGTTATTGTAACCTGATTCTTTAGCTATATTATTTAAAGTGTCTTTAGCTTGCTGTTCATATTTTAAAGCAAGACTTTCAGACTTATTTAATTTTCTGTATACCTCATCTGTAAATAAAGTATAGCCATCAACAACCCTATCCATAGCGTTAGATAAAGTGTTTAAGCTTATAACATTCTTAGTAAACGATGTTATATAATCAGATATTTTACTATACTTAAAGCTATCTTTAAAGTCTTTTAAACCTTTTAATAAACCTTTATCGATAAACGTTTTAAATATGCTTTTTATTTTGTTATCAATTTTTTGAGAGTCTAAGACTTTTCCATCCTCTCCAAACAATAAAGGGTTTGTTTTTTTAATTTGAGAGTTTGCTTTTTCTTTTTGTTCATTTTTTTTCTCAGCCTCCAGTACCTTATTAGCCTTAAGGTTTTCTCTAAACATTTTACCTTGCTCCTTTATGTTTTTAAGTAAAGATTCAAGGCTCTCTATATCTAAATTATTTAAATCTTTAAACTCATTTAGGGCATAAACCTTATTTAATAAAGATTGTTCTTGAACGGTAAGATTTTCACCGTTCATTTCTTTTTCTAATAAAACATCAATATTCTCCGTATCTTCTATAGATTTTTTGAGGGCTGGGGATAAACCTTGATTAGAAATAGGGTCTATCTTTCCATTAAATATACCTATAACAATAGGTAATATATCCTTAAAGAATTGTATACCTTTGGCATCTATACTTTTAGATTTGTTTTTTGAAGCTTTAGATTTTTTAGCTATCAAATCTACAATATTTTTTATAGTGTCTTTCTTTATTATTTTTCGTTGCTCTTCTATAATTGTTAAAGCTTTGTCTATACTAACTTTAACTGTATCTAAGTCACCCTCAATGATTGTATCTATTAGTTTATTGATTTTATTTTGTGAATAACTTTTTGATACAGGTAAATTCTTTCTAATAAAATTACGTATCTCTAGCTGCTTTTCTCTAAGGTTGTTTTCAAACTCATTACCTACTTCTATTTTATTTTTTATAGAAGCTATCTCATTTTTTATATTACGGGAACCTCTCTTAATACCATATTCCTCTCTAATAGCACTTTCTAAACCAACAATTAATTCATTTTGTACTTGGTCCTGCTGGCTTTTAAATATACTATCATTCTTCAGTAAGCTAAGTGCTTTCTTCTGTATTTCAACTAAAGATTTACCTTTATTAAATTTAGCTAACTCGGTACGTACATTATTAAATAATTTTATAGCCTGGTCTACTCCCCCTTCTATCCTTTCAAACTGTTTAGGTAGAGTGGAGAATAAATCTATATTAACTTCTAGTGCTGCATCTATCTCGCCCTCTGTATATTTTTCTCTAAACTTTATATCTAAAGGGTTTAATAAAACTTTACGTATAGCTCTTTCGCTATAATCTTTACTTCTACCTATTTCAATAGCTTGGTTTAGAGACATGTTACGAGGAGAAGTCATAAGTTGTAATTCGTTTGAAAACGATTTTACTTCAGCTTCTTTAAATAGCTGGGTCTCTGACATTAAATCTACCACTACCGCCTGTGTAAAGTCATCAAGACTCATATCTGCTAACTGTTCAGGTGTCACCTTAGATATACCCGTTAACTTTTTGATTAGTTCAAATAACTTATCTATCCACTGTACAAATTTAGACTTAATAGCTTCAGTAAACGACTCTCCTTTATCTCCAATTGCTGTAGCTAAAGCCTCATTTAATATATAATCTCTTATCTCCTGCTCTGTAGAGCCTGTAGCTTTCATGTATTTTATAACACGTTGGTAATCTTTATTATTTTCTATTTGGTTTATGTATGTGTCATCCTCCTCAATTAACTCTAAACCTTTTTTATATAATTCTGGTCTAAGTACCTTTGCAGTATTAAGCCATAAGTGACCAAACTCATGTATAGGAGTGTTATAATTAGCAAGTGCTGGATTAAGATAAAGCTTCCCTTCGTATACAGCTCCATATATATTTTGGCTCTTAGTTACAAGAACTGTATTTCCTTTTGATTTACTTCTTATATCTTTAATTATGTTATCAAAATCTTTAGATTCAGTAATAACCTCTAATCCAGGGAATGAACGAGATAGTTTACGTACAAACTGAGTGTAACTTTCAGCAGTAGGTTCACTAACTGCGAATGATGTACCAGCTGTCATACTAGCACTACGCATAGAATTACTCTTTGCTTGAGCAGAAGATATATTTTTATCTATATTTTCTATCTTAGTAATAGCACCTAACTCTTTTTCTATTAAAGTTTTAGTTTTAGTTTTATTACTCTCTGGTATACTTATCTCTCTCTCTGTTTTATCCGTATCTTTAAGACTTATTAACTCTATAAGCCTAGTTCCATTAGGGTTGTTAGAAACTTTAACCACCCTATTTTTACCACCTATTGTAACTGTATATTTTTCTTTTTGTTTAATAATACCAGCCACCTTAAGATTTATATCGTTAAGATACTTCTTATTTAGATTCCAGAATGGTAAAGTCTCCTTCATTATACCCACAATCCTTCCTCTAATGTATACTGGGTAGTTAGTATGAGGTGGAAGGCCTTCCTTTTTTTGTTGGTCAAGGCTTATTAAGGCTTCGTCTATTGTATCCTTAGTTACTGGTTTACCTGCTTTATCTGTTATTTGGAGTACACTTGTAATAGCTCCCATAGGTAGCTCACTTACAAACTGCTCTATGTTTTCACCTCTAATAGACTCCTTACTGATACCCATATCTTGAAATAGCTTACCTATTTCTGTAGTAGCATTTACTTCACTTGATGGTAACACCTTATTAAATATCTCTGCTCTTATATCAACACCTAGTGTAGCAAACCCCTGGGCAAACTCATTTATATTATTAGACTCTGTAGCTATTTTCTTTACTACAGGAGTCATTTCTCCGTTTTTACCAAACTTAGAAGCTTTTACCTGTTTCATCATTGCATCAAATAACTCCTGAGAGTTTTCAGCTTTGACTACTTTTTCTATTAAAGTGTTCAGGGTAACTTGATTAGAGTCTAATGCTGATGGGTTCATATTATATACCACAGTATAATCTGCATTAACCGCACCTTTTATTATCTCTCTAGCAGAAGCCTCATCAATAGAAGCCCATGCTACCTTTCCAAATAGTTTTTTTATTAATGGAAAGAAAGGACCACCCATTCTTTTTTTATCTACCTTTAACTGGTCTGCCATAGCTAAGTTTATTCTCTTACCTATCAAGTCTTTTAGACCCATCTTCTTAACCTTTTCTGCAAGCTCTGTGTTTTCTTTTATAACTACAGTGTATACCTTAGCTTTTTTATCTATACTAACTGTCTGTACATCCTCACTTAACTTATCTTGCATACTCTCTACTATAGTGGTAGCTATTTTAACTAGTTTATTGGTTTTCTTATTAGATTTTAGATTAATTTTATCTGTCAGAACTTTACGTTCAGCTCTTAGCTTAGTATTAATTTTGCTTTTAGCTTCTTTTGTTAAGGTTTTATCTCTTGTGACCTGACCTAGTTTCTTATCTATAGCCTTTATTTCAGGAGTGGCAGGCTCGCTAGACAACATAAACTGTGGGCTACCATCACTACTGTTTAGTACTTCCCTTAAATCCTTAGCTTCTTCTTCTAAAGCTACTTCCGTTTCCTCTGTTTCGCTAACTTTAGTCGGGTCCGCTTCTTGGGTTGTTTCCTGTTTGGTAGTGATATCAAGCTCTGTGTCTCCTTCTCCCATTTCTGGGCTAACTCTGGTAGATTCTTGTGCATCCACCGTCTCTGTGCTTTGCTTAGGAATGGCATCTAGTTTAGTTTTTAGTTTTTTAATTTTTCTATCTATCGCTCTTCGTTCTTTCTTTGCTTCTTTTATATTATAGTTAGAGTTCTCTATTTCATTATCAGCATCTTCTTTTAAGTCTTTTTTTTCATCTTTAATTTCCTCTATTCTATCATCTCTTTCTTCTTTAGATAATGACTTATCTGCTCTAACTTTTTTTATCTCTTCGTTCTTCTCAGCAATTTCTTCTTTTAACTCTCCCTTGAGGTTTGATATCTCAACCTCACTATCCTCTATAGTAAACGCTGTGTCTCCGCTATCCATCTCAGATTCTAACTCTGCTATCTCATCTGTTAGGACTTCTTGTTCCTCTGTAAGTTTCACTTCAGTTTCTGGAGCTTCCTCTACTACTTCTTCTGTAGTCTTTGGTTGTACAGCTGAAGGATTAATACTAGGACCTGCATCAGATTTAGTTTGTGATGATGGTCTACCTGTTACCTCAACGCCTAGTTGAGATAATACATCTGCATCAGCATCTGACTGCTCTTTTGTTTGTGTTTCTGCTGGAGTTTCTTCTGTTAGTTTCTCAAGAGCTTTATCAATCTCTGCTATTTTTTCGTTTTCTTTTTTTACTAAAAATTGAGACTTACCATCTATAGTATTTTCTATCTTCTGCTTTTCTATTAATAAATTAAAAGCTTCAGTCTTATTATTTATTTCTGCAGGTATAGACCTCATTGTACCTGACATTGTTTTAAAATCATTCAAGACACTTTGTGCTTGATTCTTTGTCATGTTACCTTGAAGTATATTAGTCTTCAATGTCTTAACAAAATCTTGCCTTAACCTTGGGCTATTAGCCTCATACCATAACGCATCAAATAAAGGTTTCTGCATGTAGGAACTTTTTACTCCATCAAGAACCATATTAGGGGCTACCATAGCACCCTTCATAAGAGCACCACCAATAGCCTCTAACTTTGTAGCTTCCCCAACATTTTCAAGTCTTGCTTTAACACCTTCAGGTACTCTATATATAGGTATACCGTTAGTTTTATTATAAAAATCTTTTACCCCTATATCCACAACCTGCTGTGCAAAACCTGTCTCTCCCTCTACTAATGAACCACCAACAATTCTAACAGCCCCATTAACAAGAAGACTGTTAGTCTCTGCAGCGACTAGTTTTTCAAAAGCAGTCTTAGTCATACCAGCACTAGACTTTTTAAACACATTCTTAATAACCTTACTTAAAAATGTTCTACCTAGAGCATTCTTAGCAAACATAGTTCTCAAACCATAGTTTTCTAATGCAGCTTGAATCACACCTATACTTCCCCCTACTAAAAATAAGTCAGAAAGAGGCATATCTTTCCAGTCAGGATTCTTCATCCACTCACTAGCTACCGTTTCATAAGCCTGCCCAAATAAACCAATAGGGACACCACCAACTCTAGTTACCATAGCTGGAAGAGATTTTAACACACCCATAGCAGCCTTCTCAACATCCGTTCTCTCCTCAGAGTTCATGTATTCCTCTGTGGTTGTAGACCCAAGGTTATCAACTAAAGACCCTCTAATATATTTCTCAACAGCCTCCATTTTATCTTTTCGGCTCATGCTTCTTTTATCAAAACTTTTACGACTTGCTCTTATTGATTTTTTAGAGTCTAAAGATACCCCTAGGTATTCAAATAGGTCGTGAGACCCCTGGGAAAGCATGTAGTCAAGCCAATCCTCAGCTCCTAGATAACCATCAGTAATACCTATACCCATATTCTCTAAACCTACAAGTATACTATTTCCTAGAAAACCTAATGTAGTACCCGACTGTTCGTCACGTATAGCGTTTTGTTTTATACCGTAACCAGCAGCAAAGTTAATATCATTTTGAAGCCTTGCTGTTTCTGTCAGTATAGACTGTTGTTTTTTATAACTATCTACTAAGGATTGACGCTTTAATTCTTCCTCTTCAGTAAGACTTCCTACCTGTGCTTCGAGTACATCAAACACAGATATCTCTTTGAATAACTTATTTTGATAAGTCTTTATATCTACTAACCTTTGCGAGGTCTGGTCTAAAAATTGATTATATATTTCTTTACTTACTGCAGAGGGCTGGTCACGCATCAATGTAAGTACTGCGGATGGGTCTAACTGTTTTCCATCTCTTAATTGTTCAAATACATTACCTATTAATTTTACACCTTCAGCTTCTTTTTTTATATCCGTAAACTCCATACCTTCAGGTAAGGATATATCATCCTCCTGAGTATTTCTATTTTTCCATAGATAATCTTCAAGGTCTTTTTTAGTTCTTGCGTTTTCTGTTTTGTTAACAACATTTAAATCAACGTATAAAGGGTCTCCTGTTTCTGACTCTACAATCATGGCATCCCCCATCCCTGTCTTTTTAAACGTGAAACCATACTTACCATAGGAGTCTGTCATAACTTCAACAGCCCTGTCTTCATCATACTCTTTAAGGAAATCAATATTTACATTATCCTGCCCTGGTATTGCTGATAGGTACTCGTCTTTTTCTTGAGTGATAGCATCCTGCTCAAACTTAAAGTCATCGCTAGCCATGTACTTATTAGTGGCAGAAAATATATCTTCCTTATCACCTATAGACTCCTTAGTCCCCTCTATATTATTCTGTAGTTTATCTATCTCTTTCTGAAAATCTGAAGATACTGCTTCATACTCAGGTGTATCCATTTTACCCTGGGATTCAAGGTCAGATAAAGCGTCTTGCTTATCCGCCTCTACTTGTTGAAGGGCACGTTCTTCTTGAGATAGCTTATCTTGAGTCTCACCAACAGAAGACAACCCTTCTGGAGCATACTTAGCCTGCCATTCACTTAACTCATCCTTATACATACCTTGACCTATAAGGTCAGACCCAAAGTCTTCAGGTTTAGGTGCGGGCGGTATATCTTTAGAAAAAGCTTGAGAACCTCCAACACCAAATGATTGTGGTTGTTTTTTAAATACGTCACTCTCGTATTGCTCCTCTATTACATCTGATACAGAGCTAAGTATTGGTACTTGAACTGAAGAATCCGATGAGCCAGTAGGAGCCGTCTCTGTTCCTGTAACGGAATCCGTAACTTCCTCTTCTGAAGTAGGCTGAAAACTTTCGTTTTTTTTTACTAAAGCACTAAAATCTTCTGCTGAACCTAAAACATCTTCGCCAAATGCTTGATAAAAATCATTTATATAAGAGTCGTCACTACTTATTAGTCTTCTAAAGTCTTCAAGCACACCAAACTTATCAGCTCCTCCTAGTTGATTGTATAAATCATCTATATAGTCGTCATTCATAATTAAAAATATTACTGGCTACGGTCACTAGCGTTTAAATTATTACTTACTTTTTTATTTGTTGAACCACCTCCTTGATTTCCAAGTGACTCTCTAACTATATCCTTAACAGCTTCCCCTACAACTTGATAAAACTCTTCATCTCCATCTGTATCGCCTAACATTTGTTCTGTATTTATGTAGCCTACATGGTCACCTATACGTACAGCTATATTACCTTTAGGGTTATTCTCATCCATATAGGTAACTTTTATTTCTCCTCCATCATCTTTTACTCTATCCTTTAAAGCTTCAGGTATAAACTCTGGTGAATCTATAAGCTTTTTAATAGCTTTTCTACCTCCCTCTATTAAATCCCCACGATAGTCTGTTTCAGCTACATCATCCATATATTCATAGTAACTTTTAGTACCACCTTCACCCTGAGAATCACGTACTATTACCTTGTTAAGATTCATAATCTTTTCATCATATGGTATATCTTGATATGCAGTACCCTGAAATATATTATCAGATACTTTCCCTGGATATTCTATTAAACTACCATCCTTTATAGAAATCAAATCAGCCCACAAACTATCAAACATATCCTCACCAGTAGGAGATTTTACAATTTTAGCTGCCTCACCTTTTTTCTTTACTTTAAACGCATAGAACTTTTCCCCAACCTTTGAAGCATAACCATTGGAAACATCGTCTGCGGTTGCTGTAATACCTACCCTGTCTAACGAAGTAATCTCAGGGGTTTTAGCACCTGCCTGTTGATTCCATCTTTCTTTTAGGTTTTTCAGAGCCATTAAAGACTCTTCTCTATCTCCTTGAATCCCTTTCCTTAAAAGATTTCCACCATTAAAATTATCTTTATCTCTTGCTGTTATTTTTGGTGGATTTGGAGTTGGTCTAGGTTGGGTTAACCCACCAATTGCTACCTCCTGCTTCATGTCTAGTTTAGAGTATAGTCTAGTTTTAACTAAATCTCTTACAATTTTATACTGCTCATCAGTAAGCACTGACTTGTACCCTTGTATATTCTCATCCCAGACCTGCTCATAAAGATAATTAACCCCTGTGGTTGTTGTAGGTTCTACACCTAATTCATCCTTAGCGTACTCCTCACCGAACTGACTGTATGCATCCTTAACAAAAGAGTTAGAACCTGTAGCGTCTATATTATTATCTGTAGCATAATCAGGGTGTGTTTCTCTAATCCACTTTCTAAAAGCAGTACCCTGTGCTTTATCTTCAAGAGATGGAACCTCAAAAGATTCTGTGGTCTTTAGGTTATCTTGTGCTTTTTCATATTCTGTTGAGAAAGCAGGGTCAAATGCATTACCGTTATATCTTCCATAACTACCTAGAATGGTAGCCACTGCTTCACTTCCTTCAGGAGCTATCTCGTCTATAAGTGCTTCTAATGCTGCTCCACCCTCTCCTTTAAACTCTTTTAATAAACCTGGATATGTTTCTTTAGTAACTTGATAATTAGAACCATATTTTTTTTTTGCAAACGCCTCTACAACCTCACCTACTTTACTTAAAGAGCCATCTATAAGAGCGGTAAGGTCTACATTATCCGTCTTTTGGAACATTAGTACATTCATCTGGGTTAGGCTTTTTGTTTCCCCAGGAAGTGCGTCTCCCTTTTTCTTTGCTTTACCATCAATAACATCTTGCTCTGTAGCAGTCCTTACAAACCCAAGGTTTCCAGTATCTCCATTAACATCTAAAACAGCATTATTAAGATTAGCAAACCCTTCAACTAAACTTGCTCTAAGCCTTTCCTGTTTTGAATTTAAAGGCTTACCATTTAAACCTTTAGTTCTTTCTGCAAAATCCTTAAACGCTAAATCTAGATTTGATGCATTGTTCTTAACCATTGTAAAATCATCAGAAAGATTTTGCTGGAACATGTTAAACTCAGAAGGTTTTACAAGACCCCTCTTCATTAAATCATAATAATTAGCAGAAGCCTGACCAGCGTTATTAGCACCCGACATAACAAACTGTCTAATATTTTTTGAGCTGTACTGGTCTATATCATTTAATGCTTCTTGTTGGTTTCGGTATACATCATCTAGTTCCTTCTTACGAGTTATCCTATCGTCTCGAATATCTTCAAATCTTTTAGTTATATCCTTTGCTTCCTGTGCCCAGTTTATTTGTGACTGAGGGTTAGCTCTCTCATAAACATCAAAATCTATTTTGCTTTTTGAAAATTGATTAGCCATTTTTATTGTATTTTAACTGGTTTTCCTGTAGAAGGGTCTAAATATTGATAACCCGATAGGGAAGGTATTGTGTTACTGTATATTTGGTTACCATATGGACCCGTTACATTTAAAGTATTTTTATCAAATGAAAACTTGTTTTCATTATTGTTAAATATATCTTTTGTGTCGTCTCCAAGAGTACGATAATAAGCAGATATATCAGCCTCTGATACACCTTCATGGCCTATGCCATCAAGACCTTTATAGAATCTGTTAAACTCTCTATCCTGCTTATTCTTACTATATAATGGAGCTACAGAAGCTATTGAGTCTACTCCCTGTGTAACACTTTGTATCATCTGTCTTTGAGCATTTGCTTTTAATATCTCTGCGTCCCTAAGTCTCATGTTCTGCTCCCTTGCATTAGATACGTCCATCTCTATTAATTGCTGGTTTATAGCGTCCTTAGAATCAAGCTTGTCACGCTCTAATTTTGAGAGCTGCTGACCCATAGCTATACGTGTAGCCTCACCTCTTTGTGCTGATAACGCACCAACCCTACCTACGCCAGCGGCTAATCCACGAGAATCACCCTCCTGGAGTGCTTCTATTGATGTTTGGTCTGTAGCAAGAGTCGATTCAAAAGCGGCCTCGTATGCGTCAATTGGTATCGTTAAGGCTTCATAGTAGTCTATTTCAGCCCTTCCTGTTGCCCTCTTCATATCTTCTTCCGCTGCAAGGGCCGCCTTATCTGCAGCATCTTGAGCATTTTCTGCTTGATTATATGACATTATAGCAGTACCCACTGTTCCTGCTATTCCTACTACTGCTGCTGTTGTTACCGCCATATTATATTATTTTAATCATTTCTTGTGTATAATTACTACCCTCCACAAAACCTATTTTTTTATAGGTATTTATTAGTGGCTGGTTTTTAATCAGTGCGTATATATATTTTTTACCAAGTAACAATGCTTCGTTACTTATTTTATTAATTAACAATTCTAAAGCCTCCTTTCTTTTTTGTCTATCCTTATAATTTATGTTAGAGATAATCCAATCACACCACACTGCTTTTGAATTTGTGTTATATATAAACCCTGCACACACAGGTATATCGCCATCATAAACTATAAACCCACCCTTACCATTGTCAGGTAAAAAGTCTCTAGATGGAGGTGTCCACCTCCAGTCTGTCCACCATCCACACAATATATTGTCGTAGTCTGACTCTTTTAATGGTATAATGTTTAAGTTCATTACCACAAAGATAATAAAATCTATGGAAAACTTTGCATCACACTTGAGCCTACTGAAAATAATTCAACTGGTAAAGGGTTAGAATTTTTAAGGGTAAAATTTAAGAAGTACCCACGAGCACCATGAGACTCCGCTACAGCATTCTTAATAAAGAACACAAACTCACCAACTGTAGGTGGATTTTGTGGTATTGTGGCTGGGTCTGGGGACGCTGTGTTTAAAGTTATAGACGATGGTGTTACCACTCCTGCTGCATCAGTAGTGCTTTGGTTTACAACACTTAATACAACACCTGAAAATAAAGGTGTTGCTGCTAAGGTTGGTGCCACAGGTATTAAAGGCTGAGGGACAGGTGGTTGAACTATTGTTCCCACATATATTATATCCCCCACACTTAGTATACTACCTATATCTACATTAAACGTAACTACAACTGCAGTTGAAGGGCCTGTAACTGTTACCGCTTCACCAATACCATTAGCTGACCTAGCTCTAAAGTTTAATGTATCTGCATTTTCTCTTAAAAATGTAAACCACTCACCCTCTTTTTGAACAAAGTACGTAGAAAGCATAGAACCTGTACTTAAGTCAGAGAATAAAGATGTACACTCCCACCTGTCATCACTCTCATAAGACATTGTCTTAAACAATTTAATATCCATAGGCTGAACATTAAATACTGATGTAATCTGAGAGGCATACTGCTCCTCATAGTATTTATTACGTGTATCGTTTGTGTTGTGCCTGTATAAATTACCCTTGTCCCAACTATAAAAAAAGCCATTCATTCCTTTCATAAACTCTGGTTTATAAGAATAAAAAGAAGGCCATCCTTTTACTGATGCGCTATAAGATACTGTGTATGCTTTGTTTTCTTCCGCCATTATTTAATTGTTTGTTTTTAACAAGTTGATACCGATGAAACAACACCGTTAGTATCAACTGTTACAAAATTATTCACACCCCCTATAACAACTGGGTATATTCCTGCTGGCATAGGTGTTACACCATTAATATCTTCAAACGCCCAGTCGTTTACACCTATAATAGAAGACACCCCAGTAGAGGTGTATACCGATGCTGTATATATAAAGTTACCCACTGTACCGCAAGCACCATCTATAACACCAGCATCAAACATATTTAAGCTTATTGGACAAAAAACATCTAAATAAGATACATTATTTTCACATAACACATCTACAATAACAGATAAAGAGTTACCCGCTGATATTGGCTTAGGTATTACCATTGTAAGCGTTTCATTAGCCTCTCCAAACAGGTTAACGTCTGCTGGATTAAATGGCCCCATAGATACATTTATAAGGCTACCACTTGGGTCAGTGTTTACTTCAAAAGACTGTGTTAAAATATTAAATATAAATTCACTACCAAAGAACTGTTGGTTATTACTACCAAAGTCAGAACTAATTGTTGTGCCGCTACAGGTATATGTCCCTCCATTTATAGATGATGCATAAGTACCTACAACTCCCTCTATATAACCCTGAACAGGATGACTGTACTCTGAAGCAGATACCCCATCAAACGTCCATGTCAACTGAGATGGTGTAGCTTTTGTGTTGTACTTTATTATTACTGCCCCCGTCCCTGAACCTAAATCATAGTTAAGTTTATATTTACCAGCACCACCAGTTATACGTTTAGCTTTTAAACCACAGGATAAAACACATGGTGCACACGATTGGGGAGATGATAGCACCCCACTTAACACCTGTCTTGTGGTACCTCCAAAAGAATACCATCCATCAGGAGCAAGTATTGTTAAGTTAGTGTCAGAAAAAAGTTGTGTCGCAGCACCAAAGCTAGGGCCTCCAAAAAAAATTGTTGTTGAGTTATTACAAGCCATTATTTAATTATTTTATTTAACATGTTCCATTATTTATAACTAACCCGCCCGTACTAACCTGTATCCAGTTCTGACCTGGCTGCTGAAAGTAGGTGCTATTTACTATATAGAACCCCTCTCCTAGACCAGGGAAGCTACAGCTTGAATTAGGGTATACTATATCGCCAATAGTAGGCATGCTATTATTACCTACAAAAGAAGATACAGGAGGTATTGGCAAACCTGGGTAAGCCCCTACTTGGTCAGCAATAGAACCTATATTAGGGCTATTTACATTAGTGGTGCAAACAGCTTCAAGAGATGGCCTTACAGGGCCAATATAAACCTGCTTACACTTAGTTGCACATGTGCAACATACTTCTTCAGGCTGAACCCCTCCCGTGCAATAACAAACCTCTTGGGAGGTAACTAGCCTTAAGTCCCATATTAAATAAAGAAATTCATTTGTTAACGGCATATCAAAGTTTTGCTCTATTGCCTCAAACACTCCTGTAACTGGATTTATTATAGGGGTTACTTCTGAACTTACAGCTATTAAAGATGTAATGTCCGTTAAGGTATTACTGTACTCGACATTGGAGGACAATATTCTAAACCTATGTAAATTAGGGTTGAAGTCAAACGTATCTACGCCATTATTTAACTTTATTGACTGTAGCTTTATATCAGCTCCACTTACAGGGAAGTTCCCTAAAGACCTTATACCATTAGTTAAATTGTAATATGAAGGTTGATTATATAAAAGTTCAACTGAAGGATTAGGTGTAGTCCCTGGACTATAGTTAACCCCATCATTCCAATTATAATTAATCCTTGTAAAATCACCTACATAGTCCACACTATTTGTTACTACCTGAACTACCTTTAAAGGTGTTTTGTCAGGGCACTTTACCTGTACGGTATATGTAGAAGTTTGTAGGGGAGTTATAACTATACTACACGTTTGAGGTGTATTAAACTCTTTATTAAAACTTAGCACCCCAGAAGTGTTTACTGCTAACTCTGTGAATACAGAATTGTTCCATGTCACCTGTATATCTATAGAGCCTGAAGTCACGTTGTAAGGAATATCTACATTCCCTGATACTAGCCCAAGGTTTACATCATAACTAACCACTGTTAACGAGTCTCTATGTTCAACTATTTGACCACAAGGAGATACAACTACTGGTACAGGAACTGGATTAAGGTTTGTCCCTAAGACATATTCATTCATATAAGGGTCATACCCCCCAAGCTTTTGTGTAGTAAGCTGTGCGTTAAACGAGTCTCTAAACCAGGAGTTCATACCAGCACTTGAAATAACACTTATTTGGTCATTAGAGGCAGAAGACCCATTCAAATGAATTACAGCCCCACGCTTAGTGTCCGTAAAAAACATATCAGAGCCCCAGGCTACAAAACTTTCAGGGTTAAAACTAATACCGTACTCTTCAATTCTAGAAACCTGCTGACCTAATACCTCAGGTACGGACACAATTGCACCGCCTCCTACAGCATCAGTAATAATGTTCTTTCCAGACATTACATAAGTTATTCTATCTTCCTGTAGTGTTAATATATCTGTGCGTCTAGAATGAAGAAGTTGTATAGGTCCAAAAGAAACCTCACAGTCTTTAAAATTTACTAGCCCTAAGTTAAATTCATTTAAGTTATTAACATTAGCAGAGCCACTATATACACCGCTATATGTTAGACCAGCAAATCGGTCTGCTTCTTTAAAGTCTTGATTAGACACCGCCATTACCCTTTCGCCTAGGCTTAGAGATTTACCTGCAGGGCTATCTTTTATCTTAAAACTTTCAACACCATTACCAAAGGTGTAACAGTTATATGCGTCTATTTGTGTTACTAATGGTGATGTTTGTGACTGGTCTGTGCTTAGTGGAGACAAAATATACTCTGGGCCATTTATACCACTAGGTACAAAGTCTCTTTTTGCCATGTGATAAGTTTGACCACCTGGTACATAAGGGTTTATCTCCATTAAATCAGAAGCATCATAAAAAAGGTTGTCATCTGCATCTCTAGGGACAGTTTCAAAAGAGATTATACCAGGAGTTCTAGTAACCTCTATTGTTAACCTTGTCTTCCCTGGATGTTTACCCCCCCTGTCTGTACATTTTTGAAGTCCACCATTAACTGCAAAGAACTGTGCCCCCGCTGAATTTTCCCACACCCAACATTTTACCGTATGTTCAGTCGTATCTACATTAGCCACAGATTGTATTGAATTTACAAACCCTATATCCATTTGGTCAATATTAGTGGTACCTACAGAGTCTGTATGTAACATGTCTGGAAGGTTATCCCCTATTGCCCATTGCCCAAAATTAGAATAGTCATCAGAAGAAACAAACGTTCTATCGTATGTTATACTCCTGTCGCATTTTTTTGAATTTTTACCACTTCTATATACCCTTACTCTTATTCTTATTATTGAGCCTTGTGGAATATCATAAGCCGTTCCACCAGGTCCATTTAGAGAATAGTTATTTATTGTTCCTGCACTATCATTAAAATTATCTGTATAATTATCTGCTGCATACTTACCGAAAAAATAGTTGGTATTTGGTGAATCTATTGTCCAGCCCTCTGGCTTCAACAACATATATAATCCTGCTTGAGAAAACTGAGTAATCCCTTTCCCTGAGAATGACTGTATTGATAAGACAGAAGTTTTTGGCTGGTTTAGAGTCGCCCCCTCAGTATCAGATTTCACTGTCAACTCATCTCCTACCTGTAATATATTAGCATTTTGACCTTCAAGCCTAAACCATACCTGTCCAGGGTCATTAATTTCAGCTACAGGAAGCCCTGTAGTTCCTTCCCCAGTACCGTCTTGTTTATACCATAATGTAGAATAAACTATATTATAATCCCCCTCACTTGGCTTAACTACAAACTTATACTTTGTAGCCCAATAAGGAGGAAGGTTATTTAAAGTTACAGTTATTTTATTCTGTGTAACACTTGTATTAGGCGGGAAAAAAACTGTATTTTCAGTGCTAGTAAGAACTGTAGAGGAGCGTCCATACTCATCCATATATACTACACCTACCTCATAATCTCTATTTGAATGAAGGCTACCTGACCTTTCAGGGATACTATAGCTTAACGTACACTCATCCTGTAAAAAATTATAGTACCTATAAGCTGTTGCATATGCCCCTGGATTACTCATGTCCCTAACATACCACTGTGTAGCTGGCACCTTAATACTGAATTGATTGTTATTATTTGAATATTCAAACCCTTGAGCTGGGCATATTGCTGGAGTATTACCCCCCTGTGTAATAACATAGTCAACACCTGCTTGCTGTAAGTCATCTACTGCGCCTTGCGTTATATCAATTAATGTTAATGAGTTAGTTGTAACCCCTATAACTTGAGCCTGTATATTAGCTGCTACATTACCTACGGCTACAATATCATTAACCTGTACTAGTGTTGGTGCCGCATTAAAGTTAGCTGTAGTATCTGTCATCTGACCTACAACTACGGCTACGTTATCTGTAGTACCTGAAGCTATTACTGCAGATGAACATACTGGAGGAAAAGGGATACCGCTAAGTGGTTGACCAGGTGCTGTGGAACACAGCACAGCGTCACCCCCACTTACTAGATGAAATAAATTAAAACTTATACCGACAGGGTGTGGCATTGGATTAACGCCTGAATTATAAAATTTATCACTAAGTGTTATACCAGTAGAACTGTTGTCACAAGGGTATAAACTTTGTACTATATAAGGTGTGCTAAACTGTTGGGCTACACTACCGCCAATTCTATTCTTAAAGGCTTGAGATGCTAATAAATCTGCTACATTTGGATAGGTTGTATCAGCAATGAAAGTCATTGCTATTGAAAAAGGCTGGCCATTATTTTGGTATTCTTCTACATTATCACAAAAACCAACGCCAGTACTTCCGCCTGAAGGATTACATATAGTAGGTGTCGTCTGCTGTATAGTAAATAAAAAATTTATATTTACTCCTTGAGGTATAACACCACCTGATGCGATGTTTTCTAACTCCGACAGGTCCCATGTTAGCACTGAGTTCGCTTCATTAAAGTATGGGTCATCAATATTATATACGCCAGAACTTAAAGAAGGGTTTAATGGTCCTTCACTACTTATATAGTTACCAACTTTAACTCCTTCAAACGCCTGACTAAGACCAGTAGTAGTGTAGTCCATATGAATTAGTGAACCATCGTCTTCTGATTTAATATCATATCCGTCTACATAATTACCATAAATTAAACGGTTACCCTGTATAGTTTGGGCTTTTGCTATCCTTGGTACATTGTCATATAGTCTTAGAATCTCATCTGAACCTAGTGTATTATATATCTCACTATTAGTAAAGCTTAATGTAGCAAAGTCATTATCAGACCATCCAACATTCTCTTTTATAAATCTTTTAATTACATATATAACATTAGAGCTAGACTGTTTAAACAACACGTCAACCTCCTTAACTCTTTTGCTTCCAGTAGAAAAAGTTACCTTGCATGAGTTAAAGTTATTAATCATACCCTCATTATAATACGACTGTAAATTTAATTCAAAGTCCCCTGGCTCAAAAGCAGGGGTCGTAAATAAAGACGTTGCACTATACTGCCCATCTTCATACCTATACCTATAGGCAAATGAAATAAATCTAGTATCTATATAGTTCTCATCACCATCTAGCTCTACAAGCTCTATATGTGGAGCCCCTAATGGAGGTATGGTCACGTAATCTTCAAACCCAGGAGGCTTAACTATTACACTTATATCTTCTTCTTCTATACCATCTTCTCCAGGCGTTGGTACCCCTGGTGCTTCATAATTCCTATTAACATTAATTACCCTAGGAGGGTTAATGTCGTCAGTGAAAAATAAAAGACCCTCTATTTTAGAAACTCCTGTAATTAAATATTTAGGGTTAAAGTTTAATACTTTAATACTAATTACATGATATACTAGTGCGTTAGTATTAGTGTTAAGAGACACAACCATATCTACCACGCCCGTTGTAGATTGAGGGTTGTTAGCGTCATGAATAAACCAGTACATAGTCTCCTCCATTCCGTCTTCAAAACAACCTAAAGTTGTAGCGTCATCAGATAAATCTTCACCCCCATACTGTACAGTTGTAATTTTAGAGTTACCCTTAGAATTTTCTACAGCACCTATCTCTGTACCCTCAGTAGAACCAAGCCTAACATTAAGTGCGTCAATATATTCTCCTACTGGAACTAAACGTTCATCAACGCTCTTGTTCATCCTACCTTTTATGAAATTTGTTGAAGTTAATGCCATACTATTTAATCAATTTATTTTGACCTCTCATATTCTGCAAGAGTCTTCCAGGGTGTATGTTGCTTAGTCTTAGTTTTGCGTTACGTAATAGTGACGACTTATCCTTTCTTGCTCTATTTATAACGTACTCCTGTACACCAAAACGCCCATTTAATATAGAATATCTTATGTAAGCATATATAAACTCTTCAAATAATTTATTAACACTTACACTAGAATCATCTCCCGATTCTAATCCGTCAGAAACATACTCTAGTACCACAAGACTACCTGACATACCTGACGTAAAGTTAATTACACCACCCTTCTTATTAATACTGAATGTAGGGTTAACGTTTGCTGTCTCTGTGTTTAAACCAAACCTAGTACCTATATTATAATCAAAGTACCAATTACCATCTATATTCCAACCCTGCTGACCGTTGTATGGTCCATCTCCTAGATACATATTCTGTTGTTGACCATCTAACCTCTGTCTATCAAAGAATGAGTTGTCAGGCTTTAATACGTTTCCGTCTATATCAAAAAGTATTTGACAGTCATTGTCCTGAAGGTATGCCCCACTCCAGTTTGTCTGGATGTTTTCGGTCATAGGGAACAGCATACCGTTTTCTTCCTTAGATATCCTAACCCAGTTTACAAAGTCGGGAGGTAAAACAAAACGTAGCTGGTCACATACTTTAAGCTCTAATATCTTTACCTCCTTCATAGCATCGTAGTTCAACTCCTGTATCCCTCTCTTTGCGTGAAATAAAACCTGGTACCTGTTTATATTATTGATAAGCTCGTTGTTACCCTGATACATCAGCATAAAGTTATTGACAATATCCTCTAAGGTAACGTATTGGTACGAACCCCAGTTAGCATCTGTTGGAACGGTTTGTCCGTTCTCGTAGTATTGATAGTCTGTAATATATGCCATATTTATGATGTTTCTTGTGTGTCATTATTTTCTTCCGCTTTTCCGAAGTTGTATACGTCAGCTTCTCTTATTTCTATACCAACATATTGACATATCTTTGCTATGAGCATAGGTTCGTCAGAGTCTGGTAACTCAAACTCTTGAAAGTCAGGCTGGTTAGCATTAAAGACAGGCTCACCTAACCCAAGTTCTACATATGTCCATTTTGGTGAAAACGGGTATCTTATATACTGAGAGCGTATTGCACCTGCGTTTGTTATTGTTGTTGGGTATACTGTAATAGTGTTACCGTCTAATACATATGCAGGGTAAGTCTTTGTAGGTGCTGTAAGCATTGAGTTGGTTAGTAAAAATATTTTACTTTGGTTAACCCTTTCTACCTCCCTAATTTTTGTATCTGAATAAATAACATACTCGTCACCTATAGAAAATATTGGTAAACTAATAGATATTGCCCCTGTATTAGGTGCATCTACTTTTGTTATGTACGCCTCCTGTAGCGTAGTTGTGTTTACTATAATACTACCTATTGGTGGTGTTGGGTTTGAGTTAGGTATATCGGTCCATACTGAACTCTTTGTAGAGTCTGTAATTTCATTATTTAAACCAACGCCAGTAATACTTCCAGTAAACAAAGGTGTAGAGTAATAAAATAATTTATTAACAAGATAATAGTTACTTGGTAGTGAAAATGTGTTAGCACTAACCTGTGCTAAAAAAACCTGTGTAGAAAAACTATCTATTACCTCAACCAATCCCTTCTCTATATCTGCATACCCTGTACCTGATTGACGGGCGTTTTGTCTCTGTATCCAGTTATTATATGAGTAGAAGTAGTCCTCAAACATATCCATTTGGGCCTGCTGTGCATATAAGTTAAAATCTTGTGGTGATATATATCCGTAGTTATTTTTATTTGCTATCGCTAATACAGTATTTCTTACTTCATTTATTGATGCTGACATATTATATAAACATTTGCTACAAAGATAACAAAAAAAAAGAGGCCTACTTTTTTAGTAAACCTCTTAATTAGTTGATGTAATTAGGTATTAACTAAATACTGTAACAGCTATACTTGTAACTGTTTCACCTGCTGGTAATACTACAGGAACAATTGCATTTGTCCAGCTTGTTTGACATGCTGCTGTTAATGCATCATTCATAGCTGTAACCATTGCGAATGTAGAAGCTACAGTTACTAGTTCAAAGTGGTGACCAAAAGCCACTCCACTGTAAATTCTCATTGCAGTTGCACTAGTTCTTTCTACAAATAAACCTTCGCCTATTGGAACTAACTCTTTACCTGCACCTGTTGTAATCTCTAAATACTTTGCCATAATAAAAAAATTTATGAATTAATAAAGTACAAAGATAAATAAAAAAAGGCACCCTATTTAAGGTGCCCTTCATATAGTTTTTCAATACTATTTATTTTTTTTTTAGCATTTGATTTAATAATTTATACGTCTCTACACCTTCATCTGTCTGAAAGTATGAGGACATAATGTCATTAGGATTCTCTCCGTAAGGTACTGTAAGTATCTTAGTCTTGTTATCCTTAAGGTTAAAGTATACATCCCTGTTCTTA